AGACAGCAATACTTTTTTAATAGAAACGGTGGAGATAAAAATGTACACAATCAAATCTACAAAATTCCCAAAACAAAAATGGGATATCTTAGAAAACGGTAAAGTTGTCAACTCTACCTACAATTCCTACAAACTAGCTTGTGCCTTACTTAACCAATACCAAATGGTTGAGAAGGTATACACACGAGTTGCTGAGATAGAAGCATCTGTTTGCCTATTCAAAGCTAAATGCGACCGTGAAACAAGGGAGGCTCGTAATGCACACTAACGATCTAAAAGACCCAAAACTTGAGCAAATAATAAAAGAAATACAAGCAATGCGTAAAGAGTTTGAAGAGTTAGAAGTTAAATTAGCTAAACGTGAACAGGAAAATAAAGATGACTGATTACAAAAATTACAAACCTAAGACAGACCTAACACCGTGGATAGAAGGCATTTGCTTTGTTGGTGTGGTCTTGCTCTCAATTTTTCTATACTTGCTGCTGGTGGCTTAACATGGAAGACAATCGCCAAGATACAGATTTTATAGAGCTAGAAGAATACCTAGAGTATTTACGAGATTGTGCTAAGAAAGAATATGAACAATATTTAGAAGTTTTAACTAAGGGTGAATAAAATGTCAAAACAAGGATTTGTAAGCATACACGGTAAAGAATATGAAACAGTAGCAAGCCGTGTCAATCGTTTCCGTGAGAAATATCCGGAGTACACTATTAAAACAACAATCATTAAAATTGATGCTGACGAATGTATTGTTGAAGCTGGCATCTTAAATGAAGAATCTCGTTTAATTGCTAACGGTCATGCTCAAGAGTTTAGAGCTAATAGCCAAATCAATAAAACATCTTACGTTGAGAATTGTGAAACATCAGCAATTGGTCGTGCATTGGCATCGTTTGGTATTGGCGGTACTGAGTTTGCATCTGCAAATGAAGTAGTCAATGCAATACATCAACAAAATGCACCAGTTAAACTTGAGCCTGTAGAGTTCTATGTTGCTAAAATTCGTGCAGCTAAAACAATGACTGAATTAACTTCATTATTTAATACTGTTACGCTACAGACTAAATCTAACCCAAGCTATCTACCAATAATTAGATCGGCAGCTAGCGAAATGAAATCAATTATGGAGGCAGCATGATTATTAAATCACTATACGGATTAAAGCCACCTAGCCAAAAAGAGATGGCAGACCGTGATGCTAAGATAGCAAAGGCTCTAAAAGATTTAGGTCACAAGTGGCTACTTTCAAAACCAATGCCGAGGATTAGATAATGCAAGGTACAGAAGAATGGTTTGAGTCACGCATTGGCAAGGTAACAGCCAGTCGTGTTGCAGACGTGTTAGCCACTATTAAAACAGGTGAGTCTGCTAGTCGTAAGAACTACCGCATGGAGCTTGTATGTCAACGTCTAACAGGTCAACGTGAGGAAGGCTTTACTAACTCACACATGGAGCGAGGCATTGAACTTGAGCCACTAGCAAGAGCAGCGTACGAATTTAAGCAAGGTGTTACGGTAGTAGAGGTGGTCTTTATTGACCACCCAAGCATTGCGATGTCCGGTGCTAGTCCAGATGGGGTAGTAGGTGATGGTCTAGTGGAGATTAAATGCCCTACGGCAGCCAACCATGCAGATACGTTATTATCAGGCAAAGCACCTGCAAAATACATACCGCAAATGCAATGGCAGATGGCTTGTACCGGTGCTAAGTGGTGTGACTTTGTAAGTTATTGCCCAGCACTAGGCGATAACCTAGCATTGTTTGTAGTACGTGTGGATCGTGATGACGAGTACATCGCTGAAACAGAGAAGGCAGTAGAATTATTTTTAACAGAAGTATCAGACTTAACAACTAAACTAAAGGAACTAAAATGAATAATCTAAATGCAACAGGTCGCTTAGGACAAGATGCAAAATTAAGTTACACGGCAAACCAAGATGCAATCTGCAACTTTTCGCTATCATTAACTGCCGGTTATGGTGATAAAGCCACGACCACATGGTTGAACTGTAATCTTTGGGGAAAACGTGCAGAAATACTTGCGCCAATGCTTCTAAAAGGCACACAAATAGGTGTTACAGGCGAGATTAGCCTTCGCCCTTACAAAGGCAAGGATGGCACAGAGAAATCAAGCCTAGAGTGCCGTGTTGGTGATGTAACTTTGCTAGGTGGAAAATCTGAAGGTGGTGCAACTAAACCAGCAGCAAAGGCTGACCCAATGGAAGACTTAGAAAGTAATATTCCGTTTTAGCATACAAGGTCGTGTTATGAAACTTAAATGGCACGACCTTCTTTTGAAACCAATAAATTTATGGAGTTTACCTATGTCTAGCAATCCTGTAACTGGAGATAGCCTAGTAAGTAAGATTGGCAGCAAAGAACAAAAGCAAAAGTTTGATGAAGGATTTGACCGTATCTTTAAAAAGAAAGACCCAATATGTAATGTGTGTGGCAAGACTTTAAGCACTACGAAAGAGTGTGCTTGGACTGGTTGCCAGCTTAACTGGGATGAAGAAAATATTGATATTAATCGTGGTGAATTACTATGAAAATAGCAATTGAGATTGATGATAACAACGTCATTGCTGATATGCTTGACACGATGGTGTTGTCGCACCTAAAGACGTGTAAGCAGAATATCATTGAATGGCAAGCTACTAATGAAGAAGACATTAAACACGACAAGAAGGTAGTAAAAGCACTTAACGTACTCATTGAATATTATGGAGGATGCAATGCCGTGCAATAATAATTGTAATCAAGGTCGTAACTGCGACTGCAAGAAAGATTCAAGTGTAGATAGAGCCACCGTAGTTGTAGCAACGTTGCTACTTATCTGTATTATTTCCATTGGATTTGGGTTATACAAACTAATGCATGGAAACAAAGGGCAAGAGTGCGCTGTGACTTTGCAGTTCAAAGATAACGTTAAGGCAACTTATATAGGGAGAAGTGTATGACTAAAGACGAAGCATTAAAGATGGCGATTGAATCGTTGGAAACTGCGGAAGTACAATCAGAATACGATGGGCTATCTGATATGATTTTTAAAGCAATAAATGCCTGTAAAGAAGCACTAGAACAACCAGCATGGCAAGGATTAACGGATAAAGAAGATAATGCAATCATTAAAAAGATTTGGATATGGGGCAATGATTTCCCTTATGAAAAATACAGAATTGCTATTGAACAAGCATTAAAGGATAAGAATTCAGTTTAATCGCTACTATATTGCAAAGTGGTTCAATAAAGTCGGTTTGGCGGATGTTTGAGTTTAATTTTATGCGTAAGTCTACACTTTTAGTTTAGTTTTGAACTAAAACCTGTTACTTATCGGCAACATAACTGACAGATTGTAAACTATAGGATACAGATATGAAAATAGAATTGATAGGCGATATAAAAGATCACCCAGATGGTAGCGGTATTGCGGAGCTAAACATAGACGAAGAAGGTAAGATGTACTTGATGCAGCTAGGCTTTGAAGTTTTGCTTATGCGAGGCATTGAGGCAATGAAAGAAAAGTATGCTGATATACCGACCTTATAAACTGCCTACTGGTAAACCTAACTTTGATGGTCGCATGAGGCGATTTAAATCGTTTAGCAGTAAAAGTAGAGCATTAATTAATTACATTAAAAGAAGGCGAAAATGTACACGTTAGACTACATCTTGTGTTACAAAGAGGCTTTTATACTAGGTATTGTGGTAGGGTTAATTATATCTACATACTATTCTAAATATGTATATAATAAACAAAAACATAGGAATAAATATGGTAACTCCAATAGATGACAAGTTAGCCCAGTATGCTACTAACCGACAATGGGAATACTACTCAAAGTCTTGTGAGCTAGGGTCTAATCGTGCAGCAGCCAAGTTCTTTAATGTAACTGCTACGGTAGTTGATGTTGCCGTTAGAGGCTTAAAAGCTAAAGCAGCACTAGCCGGCTACTCGCCTAATCACGACATGACTAGAGTAGCACCAGAGCCGTTTATAGTTCGTGGTGTGTCTACCTATTACAATGCTGAAGGTAAGGCTAGTGGGCAATGGGTTAAGAGCCGGATTGATGACAACAAGATGCAGGAGCTTATGCTTCAAGCTGTTGAGGCAATGAAGGAAGAAATACCTCGCATCTCAATGACAGATCCTCCACCGCTAGGCAATGATAATCTGCTTAACTGCTACGTGATTACCGATTACCACATGGGTATGCTTGCTTGGGATGAAGAATGCGGTGAGAACTGGGATGTAAAGATAGCAGAAGAATTAATTATTAAATGGTTTGCTCAAGCAATACAGCAATCACCTAATGCTAATCAAGCCGTATTTGCCCAGCTATCAGACTTCCTACACTTTGATGGTATGGATGCAGTAACACCAGCATCTAAACATCTGCTAGACGTAGACTCACGATTCTCAAAATTAGTTCGGTCATCTATACGTGTATTGCGAACAGTAATTGATATGCTGTTACAGAAACACCAAAACTTGCACATTATCATGGCTGATGCTAACCATGATCCAGTTAGTCAGATTTGGTTACGTGAATGGTTTAGCGTTATGTACGAGAATGAGCCAAGAGTAACAGTAGATACATCACCTAACCCATACAATGCGTTTGAGTTTGGTAAGACAGCGTTATTCTTTCATCATGGTCACAAGCGCAGAGTTCACAATGTTAGCGAGGTATTTGCTGGACAGTTCCGTGAGATGTTTGGTCGCACCAAGTATGCATATGCCCATACCGGTCATTTGCATCATATAGACGTTAAAGAAAACAACCTAATGATAGTAGAGCAGCACCGTACACTAGCACCTGCTGATGCTTATTCTGCACGTGGTGGATGGCTAACTGGTCGTGATGCTAAAGTTATAACATACGACAAGCGTTATGGTGAAGTATCTAGGCTAACAATTAATTCAGATATGCTTAAATAAATGACTGTGACAGATATAAACCATGATAGAAAGTTTGCCATAAGTAATGGCTTAACAACTTATCTTGGCAAAATATGTGTCCATGGTCATGCTGGAGTTAAATATACCAAAAGTGGCAAGTGTATTGTATGTGCTGCATTGCAATCAAAGTCTGACAACAAAAAAGAATATGATAAAAATAGGTATATAGATAATGTAGA